ATCAGTAGGCCACGCTACAATCGCTATCAAATCAACAACGTAATGGAACAGCACTGTGATCACATCTATGACCTCTTTGATGGTGATCGCAAGGGCATACCCGTACTCAGCGTAGTGGGTGCTCTAAACGACAACTACAAGGGTGGGGAGTTCGTGATGTTTGAGGATACCCATATACCCTTGCCTGCGGGCAGTGTCATGGTGTTTCCTTCTGTGTTCTTATACCCCCACAGGGTTGAACCCATTACAGAGGGTATACGTTACAGTTTGGTCAGTTGGGCTTGGTAGGCTAGAGCCAGCTGGCCACAGCCTGTTGACTGCAGAGTGCTGTGGTTGATGTCCACAGATCATCCTCAGCCTGTTCGAACAGCCATTCAGCCCCAGGGTTGTGTGCCACCAGCCAAGAGTTCTGTTTCTTCCAAGGGTGTATGCCCTCTAGCTCTGCACGTAGCTGGCCTGGGGCCCAAGAGCAGTAGCCAAAGGTTAAACGGAAGTGTCGGGGGCAGTCCCCATCTGCTAGGTGATAGAACATCTGCTCATTGCTGGTCATTGACCACCCTTCTGCGATAGGCACAGTATGCTCACACTCCCATTCACTGCTATGCAACATCCATATGGTACCTGGGCTAACTGGCCCACCCCAATACATAGGGAAGTTGATGTTCATGTCTAGGTCTAGTTCACGTGTGACATCCTGTACAGTATGCTCAGTGATCTTGTTTAGGCACAGAGCAAATGCACCCCCACGGTGATCGTGGCTGAGTAACAGCACTGACTTTTCAAATCGTGCATCCGGAATCCCAGGAGGCGCAATCAGTAGATCTGTAGCCCTAGGTCGCTCAAGCATTGTTTAACTCCAGTCTGGAAGTGGGCCGCCGTACTTCTTGCCCTTGATTTTCTTTCCACGTACTTTAACACGTTCGTGGCCTACTTTGTGGCTTTTACCACCTTCACGGCTGCGATAGCCCTGCGACTTGCAGGATGCCAACTGGCTGGCACCCAGAGCCGAATCAGGCTTGCCTGATGTGCAAAGAGCTCTTGAAGCAGGCTCTTCATCTACTAGGGTTTCACGTATGATTTCACTGATTTTCATATGGGTAAGTTCGCTGCTAGAAACACTGCTGTGACCAGGGCGGTTTTCAGTGCCATGTTACTGGACTCAGAGTCCAACCGGTCCATGCGTACTAGATCACGCATGAGTTCCTGTGCTTCATCTGCAGACATTTCACCTGCGTTCACAGCTTCTACTATCTGTAGAGCATACTGTGCTCTGTGAGCTGCCCAGGGTTCCTGTGTTTGGTTGGCTATTTCCTGTAGTTGCTGTGTCATGTTAACGCTCTCCTGTAGGGCTTGTAGGCCAATCAATAGTCCAGGGCCACCCTGCTTGTGTGGGTAAATCTCTTAGCTGTGCTCTGTATGTGGTCCAGGCCTGCTGTGTTGCAGGGTCATAGCTTTGCCAACGATCGGGCATGACCATGATGTCACTGGCACGTAGTCGCTTGTCTCGTCCTGTACGTGCTGCCATATTAACTGTTTCTAGATCGCGGGCCTTTTCCAGTGCTGTCAGCGGCATTTCCACGTACTTGAGTGTCCATGTGCCATTGACTTCCCGAGGCCCAGTTAGGAACCAACGCTTTGCGTAGTCTATGGGCTGTGTGTGATCAGCTTCAGGGGGCTGAGGAATAGTCACTGTGTGACCCTGTGCCAAGAGTTGATCGTACCAATCTCTGTCTACCTTGCTCCATTCGTTAAACATTAGTATCTCCCTAATACAGCTGATGCAGCTGAACGTGCTTGATCACGTAATATGTTCTTTTTGAGATCGCAGTAGAGTTTACTGGGTTCTGCTTTACTGGCTCTAGCAGTCCATTCGTTGACAGTTTCTTCCATGGGTGCTATCAAGCGTATGACATCTCCGTGACGCAGTCCTGCTGACTCACTGTATAAGTGAAACCACTGTAGGTTCGACTGTACACGCTGAGCCTGTGTGAGTTGTGGCTGTGAGCAGTCAATCTGCTCTATGCTCTGACGCACATCAATGATGCGACTACTTTGATTGGGATCGTTAAAGCTGGGTATCTCTGCCACTAGACTTTTAATGCTAGAGCATCCAGATAATGCCAATAATGATAGAACTACGATTATTTTTCTCATACTGTATTTAACTAGAAGTGAAACAAATCCAAACGCATGTTGGGATGTATAGCAGAGTTAAGAAACTTCTGTAGGTGATAGAACCAGTTGCCCAACTGTATGTAACGATCATCGGGCAAGCCCTCTCCTACTGTATAGTAAGAGCTTATACCCAGTGTACAGTAGTAGTCCATGCTAAGACCTCTACGCTGTCCATACTCAGGTAGTAACGAAGTAAAGAACAGGCATTGATCAGCATAGTCTTTGAGATCATGTAGTTTGCCCTCATTTAATAAGATCATATAGCGTTCCCCAAACGACGGGTCTGGGATTAGATCTATGCGTGACAGTCTACTGGTCAACAAGTCTACCAAATAGGCTTCTAATAACTGAGGCATGTCAAAGCCCACGTTAGCGGCATGCGTTCGTATGTGATTTCTAAACAGCTCTTGCATGAATATATTTACGACATTTTGGACAGAGTCATGATTCACGATGCTGAGCGAAGCTCAGCGCGACAGCGCAATTTTTTCAGGGAACTCAGAGAATAAACTGATCACTTTATTAGCAGATCAAATCATGCTCATTGACATAGATAACTGAGTCACTCCAGCGTAATAGAAACTCTGTTAGCACTTCGCCCTCTGGAATCCAAAACCTTGTGCGATTAAGATGTATTTCTCGTTGATAGCCTTGGCGTTCTACCCAACGTAGTATAGCGAAGTAATCTCTATGCTGAGTTAATACTGCGTAACAGCGTTGAACTGGATGTCCGTGTAGATGTTTGAAATGGGCCATAACTGTGTTTTGATCATGTAGTTACCAATAAATATCCCTATGCGCTACCCGAACTGGCTGGAAACTCTTGTAATGGATGAGTTATACTATGCAGTAACTCTAATAGTACTGTGTGTAAATGCTTTTGGCGTGGGCTTGCTGATAGGCAAGTTAATGATGCTATAAGCTACTGTAACAGAGTAACGCTGCGCGAGCCCAGAGAATTATATAAAGGACAACACTATGATCATATACAGCAACAAAGCTAGACCAATACCCTTACATGAGTTTGATACATTTGAAGCATTTCGTAGTCAGGATCAACTGCGTAAGATGGCCTATTGGACACGCTGCTGTCAAGAACAGATCACAGCTCAGCAGAAGCAGATTGAACAGCTCACTGCGATGGTAAACGAACTGCAACAGCGTATTACTGATGACAGTAAATGAAGCCAGTACTATAGCAACAGTATACTATCTAGTACATAAAGATAGCGATCGCAGATTGAAATGGTACAAGACTCTGGCAGGAGCACGTATAGCATGTAGACTGCGTAACTCACGATTGGGTTTTATAGAACGACTAGATCGTGTGGTCAAGGATGATTGTGAGTTTGAACTGTGTAGTAACGGGATCGCAACATATTGTATAGTAGAAGACTTTGTGGAAAAGTGTGATTTACTGATCCCTTGAGGCTGTGATGAATGCGTATAGGCCCCGCTGCGTAGGGTACATGATATGCGATTGTGTAGAAAAGTAGTAAAAAGTGTGAAAAAGTGTGATTTTTGCATAGCCTCTCATTCCACCAACCTGAGAAAATTTTTTAGCTATTATCTCTACAGTAGAGTCTATGGTTCTGACTCGTTTGGCCTAGTTTACACCACTCTAGAACCACTCTAGATCCAGGATACGACCACTGTTCTACCATATGCCCCTGACCGTATGGTGTCTACAGCGACCCCACAATAGGCCCCGCTGCTAGGTATTATATAGATTCTCTTATGCAGTCAGTACTGGAGTCTTAGCTAGTGCTAGTTCTACTACGTGTGTAGTTACATGTAGTCTGCGGCTGACTAGTTCAATGCTGTGACAGCGTTCCCAACATTCGCGTATGCTATAATATAGTGTCAAGTTCATACTACTATAACGTTGGACTAGACCATTTAGTTGACATAGGCCCCGCTGCTAGAATATAAAAAATCACCAAAATCTCTGTGCGTATACCCGCAGGTTGACAAGAGGGGGTTTTGATCGTATAATATACACATGTTTAAGAAAAGGCTACTAGCTAGGAGCAGAGAAACCGTGACACTACCAGATGAAAGATACCGTGCAGTGCAGATGGCCCAGCAGCTCTGCTATGATCTCATGTTCGCTAACAGGACTCCCAGAGTACCTAAAGAGATCCGCGATCGTGCTCGTGCAGTGCTGCGGCACTTCCCGGATGAGTACTATATGAGCATGTTAGCAGAATCGCGCCCGGACATCTTAGAGCGCCGTGGAGAACCCTATGATCCCTTGTACGTAATGGTCAAGGAATGGGACTTGGATCACCCTCAGCACTGTGGGGGATCGCACACCAAGGACAACAGCAGCTAGCACAGCTATTAATAGTTTCGGGCCTATAGCTCAGTTGGTTAGAGCAGAGGACTCATAATCCTTTGGTCCCTGGTTCGAGTCCAGGTGGGCCCACCACAACGTTAACCCCTGCACAGCGCAGCTACAGCAGCAGCACAGTGTGGGGGTTCTCACGAATGCAGGGCGTGAATGCAGCTAGCGGATCACGTGGGGCACAGCGCAAGGTGTTACTTAAGTAACACTTCAGCAGCTACAGCAGCAACAGCGCAGCATGTGGGCTCACAGCAGCACAGCTCGTGACTGTTCGCGGGACCGTTTTGGATCAGCAGCAGTCCCGGTCAATTGCAGCACATGTCCGGGCCGGGGCTCCCACAGCCTAGGTATGCGCAGCACGTGAGCCACTAGGGGCCGCAGCAAAGACCCTACGCTGTAGTCGGGTATAGACATTTTGGTTGACATTTTGGCTAGAAGCTGTTACAATACATTTTTAACAGGAGCAGACTATGCAGACAACATTGCAGACAGCAGGCGACGGCTATTGGAGCACAGCAGCTAAACAAGTTCGCGTCACAGACATGAAGATCACGTATACAAACGATGAGCTTGACTTTGGCGAGCTTTGTGTGTACTTTAACACTAGTGATTGGGACGTTCGCAAAGACGGACTTATATATACGGACAGTCTTTTTATGGACGAGCTTGCTGCGTACTTGACAGCTAGGGGCATAGATTGCAGCGATCTAAGCTACAGCGAGCAGGGTATGCAGGGAGACAATTATGTAAGCTGCGACATAGGTGAATGCTTTATTAATACTTTTATGCAACACGCATAACCCTACAGCCCGTAAGGGCTTTCTTTTTGGTTGACAGTTTGGCTTTTTGGTGCTATACTATATGCATAGTGAAGGAGCGAACAATGCGAAAGAAACGAACAGACCGTAATCACATCATATACGAACTACGTGTTAACGGACTCAACTACATTGGAGTCACAGCAAAGACAGAGACTACTATTAATAAGTCAGTTCTTGCTCGCGCTGCCAAGCATTACTATCGTGCCAAAACAGAAGGCAAGCAGTGGTTGTTGTGTCAAGCCCTTCGTCAATTAAACAGCAAAGACGAGATTGAAGTACTAGTACATGAAGTCATCAGAGGTAAAGCAGCCGCGCACAAGCGTGAGGTAGAGTTGCGCAGACAGTTACAGCCCGTTCTCAACACAGACACAAGAGGAGATTGATATGGATATCAAAACAGCAGTTGCACACGTATCACAGCTAGCGGAATCAAATGGGATCCCAGTGCTGGAACAATTGATGGACATGCAGAGCAACTTAGACATGTACAGCAAAGAAAGCCGCATTGCTTATAGGGTCTTTATGATAGCGGGCGCGGCTATGTTTGCGCCGGTTGACAGCCCTGCAGAATGAAGCTATAATACAACTTTACAACATAGGAGCGAACTATGCAGAACCCAATCCAAAAGAACAACTTCTTTGCCACTCCAGAGTCTATGCAGGCTCTCGAAGATCAGATCATGGCATTCACCGGGCAGGAACGTATGGTCGCTATGACCGCAGCACTGATGGCACTAAACCTGGCCCACGAACTTGTAGCAGCAGCAATGAAGGAGACTGTGTAATGCGCTATTATGATACCCTAGCCGAATACGATCGCGAAGGATTCAACGTGATCGTGGACAAGACCTGGGAAGACATCAGCCCCAGAGACTGTTTTGATGATGCTGTCAGTGATCTTGACAAGATGTGTCAGGACATCGATGAAGGCCGCTTGGACTGGTTCATGCTGCGTGTACGTGTCATGCACGAGGATCTTGAGCTAGCTGCAGAGTACCTAGGCGGGATGCTATACAGTGACGCCAGTGAGTGCCTCTTAGATGGCTCAGCTGAAGACCTCATCAGCAGCGCGGTTGATGCTGCGAAGAAGCGTATACCCACACTGGTTGAAGGGTTATCAAAACTAGCGGTTGACAAGACCACAGTTTGAGCATATAATATACACTTACTAAACAACTTAATAGGAGCGAAACTATGCAAGTAGAACAACGTGAGTACTTTGTGCGTCGTCTTAACGAAATCGCACGTGAAAAGGTTAACGCTAAAGCAGTAGAACTGTTTGGACCCGCAGGCCGTCCTCAGCAACCCACGTGGGGAATGGTGTTTGAAGGCATCCGTAGCGGCGAGATTACCCTGAAAGCAGACAAGGTGGACTACACCGGCGCTTACCTCAACCCGCAGGACGTAGAGTGGCCAGCGATGGATGCTAAGAAAGCAGAGCTGGAGGCCTACAGGACTACAGTAGAGCAAGAGCGCCAACGAGCAGAGGACTCTGCTATGCTGGACGCAACTGCACAAGATGCCCTGGCTGTGTTCCAGGGTATTTGATAAAACGGTTGACACGGGCTCCGGCCCGTGTTATAATAGACACTTACACACACTTAATAGGAGCGAACTATGGGTACCAGAGCACTTACATTCGTCTATGAAGGCGAACGAGCACTAGTCAACATGTACCGTCAATACGACGGATACCCCTCAGGACACGGCCTTGAGCTAGCGACTTTCCTTACACGTGGACAACTAGTCAACGGACTGTCAGGCAAGGACGAAGTCAGCTTCAACGGCATGAGCTGCCTAGCAGCATCAATGATCGCCAACTTCAAAGAGACCCCCGGCGGGTTCTACATCTACAGCGTAGAAGAAACAGAGTGCGGACAGGACTACGAATACCACGTCTACGAAGGCCAGGACAGCGAAGGTGAACGTGAGATCCGTGTTCGTGTTACGGACCGTGGCTGCAACATGTTCGGGCTCACCATGAGCGATCGTAACGAGGCCCTCTTCGATGGATCAGCTGTAGAGTTCCTGAACTACTGCAACCCTGAGAAGGAACAGTTTGAAGTTGATCTTACAGAAGGCCAAGCTGTTGGCCGTGGCTGAATAACAACAGGACCAAAACAGGGGTTGACAAAGCCCTTGTTTGAGTGCATAATAGAGACTTATTAACTAACATTGGAGCGAAAACAATGCCAGCAATAATCGAGATCAGCGAGGGCACTTATAAAATCCGCGGTATGGACACTAGTATGTCAGGACTGCGCTTTGAACTCGTTGAAGGATTCAAAGAAGGTACCAACGGGGGTTATGTAACTGTTAACGGTGGCTCAGTGTCGCCCAGCAATGCAGGCATCCCAGATCGTGCCATTCGAATCAAATGCATATCAGCTAAGAGCTATACTGTTGTCAGCTCTGTTGCGGCATCGCCCGTAGGAGACAAGAGTTTGGAACAGATCAAAGTGTCAGATGAAGCTGTAGCACACGAGTCAGATGAAAGCATCATCGAGCGTACTCGTCAGCGTTTCGAAGTACTCAAAGACATGACTAAAGCAGTCAAGCAGGGTACAGTTCGTGCGATGATCGTTACTGGCCCTCCAGGTGTTGGTAAATCCTTTGGTGTTGAAGAAGTACTAGGCAAGGACGACTTGTTTGACGTATTGGGTCAGCGTAAGCCAAAGTATGAGATCGTCAAGGGTGCTATGAGTGCCATTGGCTTGTATACCAAGCTCTATCAGTACTCAGAGAAGGGCAATGTCATTGTGTTCGATGACTGTGACTCTGTGCTTTTGGACGACTTGTCCCTGAACATTCTCAAGGCTGCTCTAGATAGCTCTAAGAAGCGTGTTATCAGCTGGAACACTGACAGCCGTATCCTGCGTAATGAAGGAGTGCCAGATCGCTTTGAGTTCAAAGCAGGTGCTATCTTTATCACTAACATCAAGTTCGAGAATGTTCGTTCTAAGAAACTGCAGGATCACTTAGCGGCTTTGGAATCACGCTGTCACTACATTGATCTTCAAATGGACACAGACCGCGAGAAGGTCTTGCGTATCAAGCAGATCGTCACAGACGGCATGTTGGACACCTACGAGTTCGAAGATGTACAACGCGATGAGGTTGTGGACTTCATCATTGAGAACCGTGCTAAGATGCGTGAGCTGTCATTGCGTACTGTTTTGAAGGTAGCAGACTTGCGTAAGAGCTTTACCAACAACTGGAAAGCAATGGCAGAAGTCACTGTTATGAAGCGAGGTGCAGTATGATAGACGGCCCTATTAAAGAGTGCCAGTGGATTGGACCCGAGCAGAAGGAATATCCGTTCACGATGTGTGGACAGAAGAGCATCGAAGGGTTCAGCTATTGTGCAGAGCACTATCATCGAGTCTACAAGAAAGGCAGTTCCAATACCGGAAAGGCCAAACTGAACAAGATGATAGATAAAGAACTAGCTGATCTTGAACTGCAGAAGCTGATCGCAGAGCAAGAGTCAGAGGCTTTGGAGAGTTAAAATGTTTAAACTTATTGGTACACTAGGCGGGATCGTATTCTTATTGATGTTGATCGTCGCTGTATTGTTAGGGCCCTGGATTGTTATTTGGGCATGGAACACCCTGTTTGGATCCGTGTATGCTATTCCCTACACGATCTACACGTGGTTAGCTGTCTTGATCGTAGGTGTGTTCATCCGTTCGGACGTGAAGGTTACAAAACGGTAATCAAGAGTGTTGCATTGTAAAGTTGGACCTGCTATACTAATAAAACGCTGTGAGGACACAGCCATAACAAAGGAAACTTAAAATGAAATTTATCTCTAAAGATACCAAGACTTTCAAGGTCTTCAACGCATTGTACAACGGCGAGAAGTTGACTGCATCGCAAGCTGAAAAGCGTTTTGGCGT